AGAGACAATATCAACTTAAAGTTTCTGATAGTTCATCAGTTGTAGTAATTCCAATTGACGATGGTACTAATAATCCAATTATTACCGTTGGATCTTCTGGAGCATATTTAATTTCTGCAACCGTAGGAAGCGGCACAAATCCGGTTACAACTGTAATGGAAGGAGACTCGTTAACTTTTAAAATTACTCGCCCAGATGGCCAGGAGAATGTTACAACATTAGGAATAACAGCAATTGCCGTCGATAATGTAAGTGATTTTATTGCGACAACGCATATAGAAACAATTACAGGAACTCATAAATTTAGTCAAAATGTATATACGTTTACTGTAAAAACAAAAATTGATTTACCTGCAAATTCGCCAACTCGTAAAAACAATTCTAATAGAAAATTTAAAATTGCGTTAACTAACAAAACTACTGCTACTGCAACACCAATTGATTTTATTACTCAATCTGATATTACTATTACAGATTATGAATATTTGTCAGTAACTGACAATGGAGTAATTCCGGCTGGTGGAAATTCACCAGTTATTAGAGAAGGAAATACCGGTACCGGTGCTGATGCACAATTGCCGAATAGTGTAACATTTACTGTTATTGCTAAACCAGCTGATTTAAATACTAAGTTAAATTATGAAATAACTGGAACTGCAGGTGTAAAACCTGAAAAGTTTGAAGGCACTCCGCCACTAAAAGGCACTACTACTACAAATGTTACACTTAATTCAACAGGTCAATATGCAGGACTTTACACAGTAGATTTTACATTAACAACTGTAGCTGATAGTATAACTAATATTCCAGCAAATAACACATTTTCTGTTAAGTTTACTCGATCAGGGATTGATACAGGATCATCAGCAACTAATGCTTGTATATCAAGAACTATTTCAATAAAAGATACATCAACGACAGTTATACCCGCTGCCTATTTAATTACAGATACAGGATTTCCGCAAACAGGTAGTTCTGTATCAATAAATGAAGGTAATGTTATAACTTTTACAGTGGATGTTAGAGATGGCGACACTGGACAAATGTATTATTCAATAAGACCTGCTGCATCTAACTCTATAAAAGCAGCAGATTTAATAAAAGCAGGAGAAACAGTAGCATTAACATTGTTAGAAGGTTCAATACCAATAAGTAACGGTTATGCAATTTTAACGTTAACCACTGTTCTTAATAACGCAGATAACACATCAAGTAAAGGGTTTTTTGTAGTGTTTAGTACAACTGCATTAACAGCAACATCAACACAAGTTGATAAAAATTTAATATCACGTTCTGTTACAATTGTCGATACGTCTAAAACACCTGTGTTAGTATCTACTATTCAGCATACACTAAATTACTCGCCTCCAGGATGTTATGTATTACCTGGTTATAAATTCTATGTTGAATCTAAAATAACTCCAATTACTGCAGCAACCCCTATGACTTGGAGAATATCAGGAGATAAATCTGTATTAGCTAAGATAAAATATAATAATTTAGTAGTTGATAGTTTGAAGACATATACTGCGACCTCAAAATCAACAAATAGATTAGGTACACCTGAAGCAAGTTGTCATTTTTTGTCACTTGAATTTTCAGTTGATTCAGTCACTGCGTCTGAGGATGTGTGCGGAGTATTTACAATTACATTTAGTGTAACTCAAATTGGTGTAGAAAAAACGGTAAGTGCAACTATTAATTTAAGCCATAATCAACTAGCTGGTACAAAGAAAATAACATCAAATATGTTATATCCACTAGCTAACGACATATTAGGGATTGACTATATGTCAGTAAAACTAGCAGGCGGCGGTGGCGGCGGAGGTGGCACAAAACAAGGCAGCGGTGCTCCGGGCGATATAGTAACGGGCCTTATTCCGGCTCAACCATTATTTTTTAGATTTATTCCTGGTGCACCGGGAGGACTAAAGCAAACTGCCAATGTTAAGTGGACTATATACGAAGGAAGTTCCGGAGGTAATGCAGTTGCAGTATACTCAAATAGAACCAGTGTGCCATCGGATAGTGTTGCACCACTGGCAACTGCTGCAGGAGGAGGAGGTGCTGGGACAGAATGGGGTGGTGATGAGGCACACACGTGGAATGGTAAGCCCACTACTGTTACTACTATTTATAATCCTGAATGTGTTACAAGTCCTGATCAACCAGTGTCTGGATGTGGCGGATCTGGTGGAGGTACAAGTACAAAATCTACACGACAAGGCGGCGATGACGATGACAGCCGATTGGATCAACCAGGAGGATATGGCGGTAAGTCGTTTGTGCCGGCGCCGTCGTCGTGGAACCGAAAAGCTTCAAGTAATAGCACTGGCGCCTATGCAGAAGTATCGTTTTATAAAAAATGCGGAACCGCAAGTGGTATTAACGTACCAACAGAACTAGTAACTAGCGGTGAGTTTAAAGTTACAGTCCCGGAGGGAGTAACATCAGCTGATGTAGTATTAGTAGGCGGTGGCGGTGGCGGCGGTGCTGCAGGCGGTACATCCGTTACACCTACTACTACACAGTATACACATTTTTCTACTACTAATTTAATGAAACGGACTATCGTTTCAACATCACCCAATATTAGTAATTACTACGTGAACGAATTTGGTATATATGGTGGTCCTAACAGTGTAGAGTTTTCAGCAGAATTTAGAACACCGGCACTCGCACCAGCAACTTATAATTTATTTTATCATGGAAGAGGCTTCGGGGATATTATAATTGATAAAAAAACGTATTCATTTACAATGACGACCGACGAACCAGTTTTCATACCAATTCAGATAACATCTACTTTTACTCGAATTATTAAGGTATCTGCTAAACTAAATCCCTTTTACGTTACTAGAAACGCATTAACTGCTGAATACATATCATGGCAACCGAGCCCGGGGCCTGCCGGTATTGGCGCATGGTTTAACATTACAATAATTGCAACAGGATATACTGTAACAGTAGGGGGTGGAGGTACAGGGTATAGAGTTGGTGACGGTCTAAAAATCAGTGGTGACAAAATTATGGGCAACACTCCGGCTAATGATATTACAATTGAGATAGCAACAGTTGATTCCAAAGGAAAAATTACTAAGATCACATCATCCGGAGCATCATTAAAAAATTATTGTGTTGCAGCATGGATAACACCAGACGGTGGCACAGTGCTTCGCGAAGCGGAACCTGTGGCCACAGGTTCCTACGGACAAGTAGACATACTATGGTCAACACGATCTCCAGCAAATTTAATTACTAAAACATCAGGAATAGGTGCAAGCAACGGGAGTAGCGGCGGAGGCGGCGGTGGCGGTAGTGTAGTGTCTGCTAGAATTCCGGTAACTTCAGGTGAAACATTAACTGTTAATGTAGGTGACGGAGGAGAAGGCGGAAAAGCAAAATCTGATTTAGGAAATACAAGCACACAAAGTACTAACGGCATTTCTGGAGAGGCAACAACTATTAGTAGAGGTGCTATTACAGTTGTTAGCGCATCCGGTGGTGCAGGCGGAAGTACATTTACATCAGGTGCTGCAGCAGGAGGCTCCGGAGGAACAGTTCGAGTAGTACCTAGTAATGTTACTGACAACGGTAGCATTGGCAATCCAGGAATGTCAGGAGTATTTAATAAAACAACTTCAGTACGTCTATCTAAAGGCGGGATTGGCGGTATTAATACATCGTCATACGGCATTGGCGGTGTTGGCGGTGATCTTATTGAAACTACCCAAGATACAACATTTTTACCAGGTCAATCTGCTGGTAACGGATATGTAAGTATATCATGGGGTAAAGGCGCAGTATCTGATTACGGTTGTACTCCAACAGTAGCAACTGTTAACACGGAGTCGATAACATCAATTGACACAAAATGGAGTCATTATGCTAATGGTGAAGGTCAAGTAACTCTTAAATTTACAGATAACAGGTGGACTACAACAGTTGCATCGTATAACGTGTGGTGCACTTCATCTGGGTTAGGTGCAGGGTATCCTAGTAGCGAATATCTGTTAACTAAGTTTACTCCATCATCTAACTCCTCAACTACAACAAAATCTAACATATGGGTAACTACATTTACGGGTACCTCTTCAAATCTTACAAAGATAACATTACGAATTGAAGCATTAAATTCGTCTAACGCTCGGCTGTATGAAAAAACACTAGAAAAGGTATTTACGTCATCAAGTTTTAGTACGTCAAATGACGAAGATCATGTGTATACATTTACATTTAGTTAGAACGTAGTAAATAAAAAAGCCAGCTTATAAGCTGGCTTTTTTTTGTGATTAGTGTTTGTAAAAATTAAAAAAGTGTTGATGCCATTTAAGTTTTTTAGGTTCAACAATTTCTTCTTTAACAGGTTCTAAAACTGGTTCTTCCTTATAAACAAAGTCATTTACCATTGGAAATACTGCGCTAATTGCTTGCGCACATGCTACAGCAACTTGTTTGTGTTCAAGCTGTGTATCCACGTTACTGCGCACTTGTATGTAGTGAATCCATGAGCGCAACGTCCCGTTAACATACACACGACTTTTAGTATTGCCTTCTGGAAGTACTACACGAGCTTGCTCTTTAGCAATGCCTTTGCTAATTGCCCATTCATAGTGTGCTTTTGCTGAATTAATATGCGCTTCTTGTCTTAGATGCCATTCGTCATTAATCGCCTCTTCTTCTGCAGTATTAATTGTAATTGAATTTTGACGATTCTTAGGATCTTGAAATCTAGCATCACGTATTTCAAAAGACAAATCCTGAGTTGGATCTGCATAGCGTTGACTAAACTCTTGGAATCTAAATGAGGCGTGACGTAGTAATTGACGTGCAATATCGCGGGTAGTATTTACTTCTAAACACACATTGACCATTTCAAGTGGACTCCAATGCGCATGCTTAATTAAGTAGTTGATTAGTTTTTCTGAAGTGTCTGTGTTAAACTGATTTGAAGGATTACTTACTCTAGCGCAAAATGCTATAAGTTCTTGTGCATCGGTAATTCCTAATTCAGCAAATTCTTCAGTTGGTTGAGAATATGATACTAATTTGATATTCATAATTTATTTTTTTTAAAAAATTTATTGGTTGATTTTTCAATGTCTTTTTTAATTTTAACTGCATCAATTTTAAAATCAACATCGTCTATTCGATCTTCATATGAACTAAGTAGGTCAGCTAAACTAAGTTGAAAGCTGTCCCAACCTTCGTTTTTTAACTTTGCAGTTAGTTTTATTTCCCATGATTTACTATCTTTAAAGTTAACAATTACAGAATGTAAATACGGAAGAGGTATCGTATTAATTGACACCTCTTCTAATATTTCAGGCCAAACTGCAATAACTTCCTTAGGAAGTGGTTTCTTTTTGACTGTCAACTGTTGCCTTGTTAGCTACTTTTTTCGTAGTTACTACTTCTTCAACTACGGTTTCAGTTTTAGCTTTTTTAACTGTGGGAACTAGTTCTTCGGCCTGTCTACGTAATGATGCAGCTTCTTTTGATAAACGATCTGCTTCTGAACGATAGTGTTTAGCTTTTTGTTCAGGAGATAATAATTCTACCAATGCTGATTTAGCATCAGCTGGTTCTGTTTCTTTTACTTTTTCAATAACAGGTTCAATTTTAGTTGGTGATTTAAGTGATAACTCATCAACTGTAGTTCCTCGTTGTTCTGCAATGATTTGATTCAATTCGGACAATTTTATTGAAACTGTATGTGTAGGTAACATTTCAACTTGATCTGTTGAAAGTTTTACTAGTTTGCCTTGAGCATGCAATGCAGTTAACATAACATACCCATCTGGAAAATTAGTACGCGCTAATGCTTCTGCAAATTCATATGAAGCTTGTCCTGCATTACTTTCTACTAAACTAATAATTGCATCGTGATAGCTATCAGGTAAATTTTCAGTAGGCACTATTAAACAATTGTATGCATCTCCTGGTAATGAACGATATGCAACAATACATTTTTTGCCAGAGCCAATTACTCTGCCAACGTGTTTAAGTTCAGCCATTATTGAGCTCCGGCAGTCGCTTCGGCTTGTTTAGCAACAATTTCTAAGAACGTTGATAACTTAGTATATGTTTGACCAACTGCTACCATTTCTGTAGGTTTAAATGCACCGCGTGAGCTAGCAATGTCAATAATAGTTTTTAATGCGTTTAAATCATTAATTGTTAAATCTGAACCTTGTTCAGCATTTGCAGTTTCAGCTGCTTGTTGTTCTACGTTTTCTGTCATAATGTTTCCTTCTGTAATAAATGTAATTATCTTGAGTTGAGTTCAGGGCATGCAATTGTGAAAAAGCTAAGTTCTTTTTCAGATTCAAACCCAATAGTAATGTTATAAACAATGGAATTAGATGAGTCTAATGAAATCCCTTTGTCTATGTAATATCGATTATTTAAATTTTTTGAAATCCAACCATCTATAGATCTGATTAATGTTGGATTAAATCTATTGATAGTAAAGTATTTAAAATGCGGGCAGGCAAAGCCTACCCTACGCATGTTAAAGTAATTTAATGGATTTGGTTTTCCATTTTTTAGAGCCATTATGCTGGCTCCTTAGCAAATTCGTAGTAAGCAACCTCGCCCCATGGAGGAACAATTTTGTCATTACCGTGGATAATAAACACTGTGTCGCAGTATCCTTCATCGCCCCAACTTCCAAAAGGATACCCATCAGTAAAACAAAGGAACTTTTTAGGTTGAATATCATGTTCTTTCATGTAATCCCAGTTAGCATCAAACTCAGTACCACCGCCACCTTTTGGCTGATACTCATCAAACTCTGTAATAGTGTAAGCATTGTAATCAGCTTCGTTGTAAACTTGTGTATCAAAGCACCATAGCTTAATATTAAACTCTTGATACTCTTGCATAATGCCTTTAATCTCACTTAAGAAATCTCTAGCTTGATCATCGCCAATTGAACCTGACATATCAATTGCAACACAAATATCAATTGTTTCGTCGTAGTTAGTGCCTGGCAAAATAGCATTCATGTGCCAACCTTTTCTGTTAGGACGCATAAACGAAAAGTCATTGCGAATAGTACTTTGTATTTGTTGACGTAAAATTTCACGCCAGTTCATTTTAGGTTCAGTAAGCTCTTTAATCATACGTGAAACACTAGCAGGTGTATTGCCAGCACCGGCAGCTTGAGCAGCAGCCATTGTAGCTTCACGGATCTCATCGCGAATCTTTTTAAGTTCTTCACGTGAGTATTGTGGACGACCAGTACCGTTAGGATCACTTTCCCAATCAATATGTTCGTCTAACATTTGACCTAATTTGCTAAGTGAGTCTTCATCAAACTCGTCCATTAGCTTGTCATAAATCTCTTCAGAACCCATACCGTAATAATCTGGATTATGAAAGATTTTAATTTGCGGAGGTGGCTCACCAATTTTATCACGAACCATTTGACCATTAACATTATAGTCACAAGCAATGTTAAAGATTTTAGGATTGCGGCCGTCTCTACGTGACATATGATCAAATACGTTATGGAGAATCTCATGACCTATAACAAACTCAATTTGTTTTACAGTTAACGGTTCAAAAAAATCGCGGTTATAAAAGATAGAACGACCGTCAGTAGCAGCAGTTGGACACCAATCTGTACCGTCAATAATTTTTAAACGTGTAGCCATATTACCAAAGAATGGATGACGTAGTAATAACCCTACGCGAGCTACAATAATTTTGTCTACGATTGTATCTAATGCCATGAAGTACTCCTTAAAATTGTTAGTAAGTGTAAAGTATAACACCGCCTTTTGGCGGTGTCAACTACTTTGATATTACTGACCGCTAGCAGCCGTAATGTATTTGCCATATTTGCTATGGAAGTCATCAAAGCATGCAATTTCATCTGGCTCTAATGGTAACTTGTATTGGCATAATGCAAGTTTAGTGCCCATAATTGCAATCTCTGTTTCAAAATTGTTCATCATAAACAAGAAGTAATTGTTAACTTGATCGTTCCAATTAGGTTGTTTTTTGCTTGCAAGCTCTTTTAACTCGTAGCACAAGCTAATTGTTAAAGAGTACATAGCTGAAATCTCTTTAGTTTCACATTTTGTAACTTTACCGTCAAGTACTGCGCGTGGATCAGGCAATTTACTTGCAAACTGTCTATGTGCCATAAACTTAATACCAAGTCCTTCACCAATTGAACCTGCAACTAAGTCAGCTAATGTGTCAGCGTCAACATCGTTGTCTTCAATTAATTCACTTACAAAGCTCCATGAGCGCGGAGTAGCAAATGCACGTGAACTTGATTTAGTATCAAATGTATATAAGTCCTGTTTGCTTGCTGTTAAGAAGCCAACTACATCTGGATGAATGTTGTTTTCTGTAGCCCAGTCAAAGTAATCATCCCAGTCAACAGCCATTTCTAAATGCACAAATCTGTTAGCAAGTGGAGCTGGCATGCGATAAGTAACACCTTTGTCTGTTTCTCTGTTACCAGCAGCAACAATAACAACATTTTCTGGCAACTCGTATTGTCCTACACGACGGTTCAAAATAAGCTGATAAGCAGCAGCTTGAACACTAGGTGCAGCAGAATTCATTTCGTCTAAAAACAAAATGATGCTTTTGTGTTTAGCGGCAAATGCTTGACTAGGAAGTTCTGACGGTGGAGCCCATACCATTGTTTGATCTACTGAATCAAAGTATGGAATACCTTTAATGTCTGTTGGCTCCCATAAACTTAAACGAACGTCAATTACATGTGCGCTTAACTCACCACCTAATTGCTTAATAATATCTGATTTACCAATGCCTGGAGGACCCCAAATAAAGATTGGACGTTTGCTGCTAAATGCTTTACGTAATGCTTTTTTAGCTTGTTTAGGACCGACTGTACGTGAAGTGATTTCGTTGCTCATAGTGTAAATTCCTCATAGTGAGTTAAAAAGAAAGTTAAGTATAATAAGTAAGCATGTTGTGTTGCTGCTGCGTTGCTAACTAACTATGCTGCATATTATACAGTATTTTTAATAGATGTCAAATATTTTTTATAAGTTGTTTTGCCGTTCTTTCATTGCTTTAGATAACCCGTATCTGCGTATGTCATCTGAGAAAAAGTAAAGTTCAACACATTTACGTTCGTTAAATACTATTATACTTTTATATGTTAAGTAATATGGGCAATCCATATACCGTTCTAAAAAAATAATTGTTTGCGGACTGAGTTCTATAGTATCTGTAAATGGAATTTCGTATGATTTGAGTTCTAATGTTTTAGTTAAGAAATCAAATCCATCATCACTTAACCGTAATGCAGTAGGCTTGTTTAGTCGCACTGATTTCCACCATTTACGTGAAAACAATTTTACGTTAGTGTCATCAGAGCATTTACCCCACTGTTCTAAAAATATTTTTGTTAATGCAGTTTGCGTAATCATCGTACTATAACCCCGTTAAGTAGCTTTAAAACTGCAAAGTTGCTGCATTTAAACATAATGTTTAGCTTTTTAGCTAAGTTATGTGCATGGCCTTCATTTGAGAAGCTGGTCTTTTTATACTTATAACTTAAATTACTAGAAACACTTTTTAAATTAATTGGTTCATTGCGATAGTATACAGCCCATATGGCATCAGCTTCTAAAATTTGTTCTGTTTGATTTGTAGATGGATTAGTGTATTCTAAAAGTACACGCGGTTTAGGTCTCGACATGAGGTCCTCCTATTAACTACGTATATTTAGCCTATATTTCTTCACCAAATCCGCCACCGTCAAGTTGTACTGAGACAACTTCAGTGTCGTTGTTTTGTTTTAAAGATGCTAATAACTCGCCGTAGTCACGATTGACTTGATCTAACAGTTCTGTTAGTGCTAAATTAAGTAATCTAGCCTGTTGCACGGGAATTTTTACTTCTTTTTGCTGAGAAAGCTCAGTTGCACGTAACAACTGAGCAAATTGTGATATTGGTGTAGTGTTAATCTGATTTCGCATTTGCTAGTACCATTTTCATTTCAATTTCCGTTTTAAACGGTCCTTTGTGATCGTTTCGTTCTATAGTAATTACCTTAGGACAGAAGCTTTTAACCCACCCTTTTTCAAATTTAATAATGTAATATCCAGCGCAATATAAACTTTTACTTTGATCACTTTTGGTAAATAGTGGTAATTTGCGTCTAACGTCGTAAATAGCGTTATACGGTTTACAACTTGTTGGATATCCATAGCATTCGTTAGTTTCAATAGCTGAAACTTTTATATTGTTATTAGATAAGAAGAAATTAGGACCAAATTCTTTAGTAAGTTCCTCTTTTTTATTAAACAGTACCTCGTTGTTATTACTACTTAGTACATATTTGTTGTTTTCTTTTTTACGAAGAGTAGCAATTTTTAAACCGTCTTGTTCAACAATCCAAAATTTACCATCTACTATTGGTTTTGCACGTAATTCAATTTCTACCATTGATCTACACCAGATATCTCAACAGTTTGTGTAGTAGCAATGCCATTTACTACATATGGGAATGAAATATTTAATATGTCTCCAATACTCCCGGATTGATATTCTACTTCAATTTTATTTACTTCGGGAAATTTTTCTAAAACTGCTAAAATTTCAATTAACTCGTCTTTACGTATTGTAATTGTTTTCATGTTATTGTTTTGAATAGTTTGCTTGGAAAGGAATACTGTATTGTTGTATGCTATCAACAATGCGTTTCATATCATATGACTGACAGAACTTCATCATACGCACCCCTACTTGTGAAATCTCTTTAGGTTTAGCGTTTTCCGTAATTGTGTCTTCAATAATCTTACGAATATCCTCCGGTTGTTGTGTTAAATCAATTAGCGTTCTGTTACGTTCGTAATCATCCATTACTCGATGTTCTTTACCATTATGGTCAGTCCATCTTTGCAGTAAAAAGTTGTTCCATGAATACCCTTTAGAGTGTCTGTCTTCAAACGCTTCAGTTAATCCTACTCTTTTTGAAGTGCCCTTTGTTCTAGCACCAGGATATGCTGAAAATACGTTATCACTTGTATCACCGCGGATACATTTTTCAAATAACATCCATTCGGGATCAAATGGTAACTTGTTTTCACCTGTTTTCTTGTCTTTAATAGGTTTGCCTTTTGCATCAAAGTACCCTTCGTGTGTAATATGATGATCTGCAACCCCGTTATACTGACTAACCGTTGGACTAATTAGTTGCTGGAAGTCAGTATCGGTACTAAAGATAATATGTTTATCATCTGGGTGCAGTTGAATAAAGCCGGCAATTAAGTCATCTGCTTCTAACCGTGGATGTTGTAATACTGTACAGTTAGTTTTGTCACGTACAAATTCACAGAACTCGTTAAATGCCTCCCAAAATATTTTATCTTCTTCTTGCTCTTTAACAGTCATTGCAGCACGAGTCACTGCACGATTTTTCTTATAAGGTTCGTAAAAGTCTTTACGCCAACTACGACCTTCTAAGCAAAACACAACATGATGCCCGTCAAAATCGTTCCATGTTTTCTTAATTCCGTTAAACATGATATGTAAAGCCATGCCAAGTTTAATATCGTCACTTCCGCCTACAGAATGTCTCGCTCTAGAAAAAAGATTTGCTGTGTCTACTTCAATAAATGCCATATGCCCTCTATTATGATTTGTTAACTTTAAGTATTCCAAAATCTTGATCTGAAATATCGATACCTTCTGCTGCTGCAGCATTGTAACAGATATCTCTATACCAACGACCTACAATTTCATCTTCAGGATCACCATCAAAGCCGTATCCTTCTTGTTTTAATTTTTCAATCCAGTAATCATTCCAATCAATTTCAAAAAAACCATTTCTAACGTTTTCTGGATTAACCCTAAAGCCAATTACATCAACCCACGGTTCGTGTCTTAAGTTTGCTTTTTCTTTGTCTGTTAATGGTGCTTTTTCAATTACCTTTTCTTTAGCTTTAGCTTTAGCTTTAGGTTTAACCTTAGCTTGTTGTTTAGCTTTAATTGCAGCTTGCACCTCTTGCTGATGTTTTAGTTCTGGATTTTCACCACCAAACACTTTTTTTATAAAATTTCCAAACATTATGTTCCCCAGTTGTTACCGAAGAGAGGGAGGTGAAGTCTATCACTGTATCTCAATCCGTGTTGTAGTGCAAGTTCTGCTACTCGTCGATTATTAAGGTTGTATACATCAGTTACACCGCCTACTGGCATTAAGTAAATATCACCTCTAAATCCGTTGTCTTTATATAGCTGCATTACTTCAAGTGCTTCTGTTACATCGTCTTCGGATGCTACTACAAATTTTAAGAATGAACTATGACCTGAAAATTGATATTCTGTTACAATCTCAGGACGTATAGCTTTTTCTCTAGGCTCGCCACTTACACTTAGCTTAGGACTAACTGAAAACGTAGTTTGATACCGTCTTTCCATGTATAAGTAGTTTTCAAAATCTTGTAACAGTTCTTGTGTACCATTAGTTTCGAATGTAATGTTTTTTAAGTCTGCAAG